GCCCGGGGTTGCGATAGCACGCGCGAACCAATCAGCCAAGTCTCCTTTCTTTGAACCACCACTCGCTCTGGTCCCATCTGCTGACCTAACAAATTGGACGGATCCAACTTCTCGGTTTTTAAGTTTGGGACGAGGTTGCTTTGGCTTGGAAGACTTGATGACAACAACGGACTTTTTGGGTCCTGCTGTAACCTTCTTTCCAGACTTTGCACCTTTGGAGATGGTGATGACATCAGACATTGACGTAATGAGGGAAGATATTCAACAATTCGGTAAGGACTCACAAGGAGTACACGGGAAACGTCGGCTTCTGGAGCCGATTCCGTTTCAAAAGCTTCCAAAGAAACTTTTGTCCCGTGAATTCATGTCAGCTGCGGGACACTCGTTACCATTCCAAAAGTTAATCAACGCCCTTCGCGACGGTGCCGCAAAGAACAAACCCTTGTCCACCAAAAAGACCCTTAGGTACTGGTCGAGCAAGTCATACATTGGTTCATCAAAACAACATATTGTCATTAAAGACACGATCTTTGCGGCCTGCTCCTTTGGGTCAGACAGTTCAGCTGAGATAGCCATGCTAGCCAAAGCCCGATCTCTACTGAAAAAAGGATCACCTTTCTTATCAAAAGTGAAACCCAAGAATGTGATCCCCTCGACCTTGTCTTGGAATCGATCATCCTCCAGTTTTAGTGTGAATCCCCACAACTTGTAATACTCACTCCTAGCCTGAAAGGTGAAAAGGTGAGCAAATCTGGGTGAGATAGCAAAAATGTGATCATCAGCATAAAGATGCAAAACCACATTTTGTCCCATCTCCTCCATGCCAAGATGTGTGAATTCCCTCCACATACAAACCCAGACCATCAAATGAACCAGGGAATTATCGTCACTAGTCAAAATCACACCCGAAGGCATACCAAGAACTTTGTAAACAACTTGTCCATTGGGCAAAAGTAATGCAGTAAAAACTACATTCATATACAAATTGGACAAGCGGACCGAAAACTCCCACGAACTAGAAGGACCGGGCTTGAAGCTCAAAACTCGAAACCGTGCAGCGTGAATCATAGCCCAAGGTTGGACACTACGGTCCCACCGGGCAACGTCACCCGCACCAATTTTCCAGCCCAAATCATGTGCAAGAAAATTCAATTGATTATACAACATCTTCCACCCTCCATTTTCTTTAACAAACCCCAAACGTATGGGGCAAGTAAACAAATCATT